TAGCCAAATGTCAGAGTTAAACCCAATATTCAGACCATTCATTGGTCCGTCACGGTACAAAGCGGCATGGGGCGGTCGTGGAAGTGGTAAAAGCTGGTCGATGGCCCGACTTCTGGTTGAAATAGCGCGGCGCGGGCAATATCGATTCCTGTGCGCACGTGAGCTGCAGAACAGTATCAGCGACTCGGTGATCCGCCTGCTTGATGACACGATATGCCGTGAGGGGTATCAGGCCGAGTTTGAGGTTCAACGGTATGCTATCCGTCACCTGGTGACCGGTGCCGAGTTTATGTTCTACGGCATAAAAAACAACCCGACCAAAATCAAGTCTCTCGAAGGCATCGATATCTGCTGGGTGGAAGAGGCCGAAGCGGTGACCAAAGAGAGCTGGGATATTCTGATCCCGACCATTCGTAAACCAGGCTCTGAAATCTGGGTAAGCTTCAACCCGAAAAACATTCTTGACGATACCTACCAACGTTTCATCGCCAACCCACCAGGTGATTGCATATCGCTCAAGGTGAATTGGTCAGACAATCCGTGGTTCCCCGAGGTGTTGCGCGCTGAGATGGAGGAATGCAAAGAGCGCGATTACGACCTCTATCGGCATATCTGGGAAGGTGAGCCGGTGGCCGATTCCGAACTGGCAATCATCAAGCCATCGTGGATTGAGGCGGCTGTCGATGCGCACATCGCATTAGGCTTCGATACCGCCGGTGAAAAGCGGGTGGGGTTCGATGTGGCAGATGAGGGCGAGGACTGTAACGCCCTTTGCTATGCCTACGGCTCGGTAGTGCTCGACATGGATGACTGGAACAAGGGTGATGTCATCGACTCATCCAACCGGGTGAACACCTACGCGGCAGAACGTGGCGTTAACAGCATTATTTACGATTCCATCGGTGTGGGCGCTGGCGTAAAAGCGCACCTCAAGCGGGTAGCCTCCATCAACGTCAAAGGGTTCAACGCCGGGGAATCAGTCAAAGACCCGGACGCCATCTACATGCCAGGGAAGACCAACAAGGACATGTTCTCAAACATCAAGGCGCAGGCCTGGTGGGGAGTGCGTGACCGTTTCTATAAAACGTGGCGGTGCCTGGAAGCCAGAAAGCAGGATCCGCATGTGGCTCTGCCTTATCCAACGGATGAGTTAATCAGTCTGTCAAAGGCGCACATCAAAAAACTGGAATTTCTCAAGGCGGAGCTGTCCCGGCCCCGCGTCGATTATGACAATAACGGGCGCGTGAAGGTTGAGAGCAAAAAGGACATGAAGAAGCGCGGCATACCGTCGCCGAACATGGCTGATGCGCTGATTATGGCGTTTGCACCTACAGACCGCGCCTTGGATATTTGGGCCTTACTGGGCAGGAGCGTGTAATGTCACGAAAAAGCCGCGCCCGGGGAAAGGCGCAGAACAAAGCAGTAAGCCATCGTACTGTTGATGGTTACGAGAACCTGACGGCGCGTCTGGGCATCCAAACACCCAACCTGAGCAGCGACGGGACTTACTTTCCCAACTTCACATCGCGCAATCGCACACTGCTGGAGTTTGCCTATCGTTCATCCTGGCTGATTGGTGCCGCAGTAGACACCATCGCCGACGACATGACAAAGAAAGGCGTCAATATCACGACGCAGATGGAGCCAGAAGCGAAAGGTAGACTCGAGGGGCGCTGGGAAGAGTTGGCGCTGTGGGACGCCCTGAATGACACAATCAAATGGTCCCGCCTCTACGGTGGTGCGCTAGGCGTCATCATGATCGACGGTCAGGACATGAGCACGCCGCTGCGCATGGAAACCATCGGGCGTGATGCTTTTAAAGGGGTGCTGCCGCTCGACCGCTGGATGTTGAACCAGACCATTACCGACGTGATCACCGACCTCGGGCCCGACCTGGGCAAGCCAAAATATTACGAAGTGGTGGGAACCTCGCAAGGTATTCCCGGCTGGAAGATACACCATAGCCGCGTGATCAGGATGGATGGCATAGGGCTGCCTTACCAGCAGGCCTATACCGAAAATGGCTGGGGAATGTCAGTCGTTGAGCGTATTTATGACCGGCTGCTGGCCTATGACAGTTCAAGCACTGGCGCCGCTCAGCTTATCCACAAAGCACACCTGCGCACCTACAGCATCGAAAGGCTGCGAGAAATTCTTGGCCTTGGTGGCGAACTGGAAGCGGGGCTGATGAAGCACCTCGACATGATCCGGCTATTCCAGTCCATTGAAGGCATGACCATCATGGACAGCAAGGACAAGTTTGAAACGCATTCCTATTCGTTCAGTGGGTTGTCTGACGTGCTGGCACAGTTTGCACAGCAGATTTCTGGTGCATCGGGTATCCCGTTGGTTCGCCTGTTTGGGCAATCACCGGCGGGGTTTTCGACTGGCGATACTGACCTGGCCAACTACTACGACAACGTGGGCACGCTGCAGGTGCGACGACTGCGCCGGCCGATCCGCCGATTGTTCGAAGTTTTGCACCGTTCAGAGTTTGGTACGCCGCTGCCGGATGACTTTGCGTTCGAGTTCAATCCGCTGTGGCAGATGTCTGAAACCGACAGGGCTACCGTGGCGTTAAATACCGTGGATGCGCTGAACAAGGCGGTAGAAGGCGATTTGATGCCGCTGCATGTTGCACGTGCCGAACTGCGAGATTCTGCCAAGGTGACGGGCATAGGTTCGAATATCAGCGACGAGGATATTGAGGATGCGAAAGACATCGACCCGCCAACGCTCGGCGATATCGACCCGGCTGACCTCGAAGCGGCAGGAAAGGGCTTACGCGGGACAGCTACGAAAGATAGCGCAAGCCGTGGGCGACATCGTCAATGGTACGTACGATGGTTCGGATCTGTCGGCAACGGCCATTGAGGTCAGCCTGCGCAGGTACGCCGAACTGATAACCCCCTGGGCTGAATCCGTGGCCGCCAAGATGTTCGACGGTGTTGCACGTCAGGAGGCGACGCAGTGGCGCCAGGTGTCGGAGGAAATCTCTGCTGGATTACGTTTCCAGATGGAAAACACCTCGATCGGGCAGGTGGCGCGGAACATCGTTGAAGAGAACATCAAGCTGATGAAATCTCTTCCCCTGCAGGCCGCTGACAGGGTTATGGAAATCCAGTCAAAGGCGATAGACGCAATGATTGCAGGTGGGCGCAGCAAAGCGCTGGCAGACGAAATCTATCGTTCTGGCGACGTAGCAAAATCGCGTGCCAGGCTGATTGCTCGCACCGAGATTGGACGAGCCACACAGGCGCTAACGCAGGCACGAGCAACGGCAGTGGGTTCCGAAGGGTACATCTGGCGAACGGCACATGACGGCGACGTGCGTCACTCCCACGCGAGAATGGAAGGTAAGTTTGTGCGCTGGGAAAATCCCCCCACGCTGGATGGCATGACTGGCCACGCCGGCGCGTTGCCGAACTGCCGTTGTTACTGTGAAGTGGTTATTCCTGAAAAGTGAGCAAAATAGACGTTAAAGGGGCAGATCATCACCAACAGCAATAGTGGCAATTTGTTGCAAAAATGTTGTTCTCGAAAACCGGCCATTTCAGCCGAGTTAATTACCGCTTTCGCCCCTTTAAGGTGACATTTTAACTTGGGGCGATCGGCGCGGTACGCGAAACGGTCATTATGTTAAAAACCCCTCAAATTCGATAATTAATCAGGCTGCCACTCGGCAGCTTTTTTTATGCCCGCGAGTCAGCAGGTGAACAATGAAATATTTCTTTAAAACCCGGCTGGGTGAAACACGTTACCTGTTAGCCGACGGCTCCCTATTGTGCGAGGGCGTGCCCATAGCACGAACGGGAAGCCAATTGTATGCCGCTGACGACCTGCCCGATATAGAAGCGGATGCCGACGGTGAAATAGTTGTCACCCGCAGCCCTGAGCAGGTATTCAGCGCAAAGTCGATCGCCTCATTCGAAGGCATGACGGTTGTCATTTTGCACCCCGAGGATTCATCCGGTGACATCCTGTTTGTTGACCCAACCAACTGGCAGGGGCTGGCACAGGGGCATGCGCAAAACGTTCGCCGGGGCACTGGCGATCAGGCCGATTTGTTGCTGGCTGATCTCATTATCAAGAACGAAGCCGCTATCCGGGCCATTAACGCCGACTTGCGGGAAATTTCATGCGGCTACGACGCGGACTATGAGCAGACCGATGTCGGGAAAGCAGACCAAATCAACATTGTTGGTAACCACATCGCGCTTGTTCCTGATGGGCGGGCCGGTAAACGCTGTTCAATCGGAGATAGCAAAAATATGGCATCAAAAAATAAAGGCTGGTTTGCCAAGCTCAAACGAGCAATCAAAACCAACGACGCGGCCACCGCTGAGGAACTGATGGATAACGCGCCGGATACGTTAACCGGTGACGACGATCTGGATGATACTCCGACCATTGTCGTTAAGGTGGAGGGGCCAGACGCAGCGCTGCCCGTGAAAGAACTCACCGGCGATGAGGCCGGAAGCGTGGAGGAACGTCTGGGCGCTTTGGAAACGATGGTGAAAACCCTGATTGAGAAGCTAACCCCGGCATCGCCTACCGGTGATGAGAACACTACCGAAGAAGATGATCGCGAAGAGAAAAAACTGACCGGTGACTCAGCCTATCACCAGGACGTTTCGGCCCGCGCTGAGCTTATTCTTCCGGGCTTCTCCATGCCTGAAGGGGCCAAGCTGGGCACGCTGAAACGCCAGGTATTGGGGGCGGCTTACAAAACCACCGACGGTAAATCGCTGATCTCGCCGTTGGCGGGTACCAACACCGATTTCATGAAGCTGCCTATCGCCACTATTGACAGCATCTTTAACGGTGCCAGCGAAATTGCCCGGGTGCGCAATAACGCCAAGCAAAGTGTTTTCTCGCTCAACATGACTGAGCACGCCAATAGCATCGCTGACCTGAATACGGCGAAACGCGATTTCTGGAACAATAAAGGGGCCAAATAATGACCGGTTCATCCATTCTTTTTACACCCGATTTTGGTTATGCGGGCGCGGTCACTCGCCCCTCTCATTCCACCATCGAACCCGTAGTAATGAACACCGACAAGCCTTTTGCCAGCGATGGACTGATGGGCAAAAAAGTTGGCGGCAAGTTTGTACCACTTGAAGAAGATGATGCCGCTACCGCGTTCTTCGGCATCCGTGTGCGCTCTTATCCGTTCATGTCGGACAGCGATCTGGCACGTCAATTATCTGTTCCCTACAACCACACCGGTGATGCGCTGGTGCGCGGTTATATCTCGGTGAAGGTCAACGCCGGAACGGTCGCTGATAATGGCCCTGTGTTCGTGCGCGTGAAGGCGGGCACTTCGACCAAGCCCATCGGCGGCTTCGAAGCAGTTGCGGACGCTACAGCGGAAAACACCGTTCAACTGACCAACGCTCGCTTCATTGGCGCAGCTGATGCCAATGGTGTCGCTGAAATTGCCTACAACATTTAAGGAAAGCACTCTCTATGTATACCTTTGACCGCAAGACCGTCGATAACGCCGGTGCGTTCCTGCTGGGCCAGTTGGAGCGACTGGATCAGACCCTCAACTTGCCATTGCTGGCTTACACCTGGAGCCGCGATATCGATCTGCGTGAAGATGTCTCTATCGCGGATGAGATTTCCAGCTTCACCAACAGCACCTTTGCGGCACCGAGCTCGGTGGGTGATGAGGGTGAGTCGTGGATCAGCAACAGCACTAACGTCATTCCCGGCATTGACC